GTGTGCAGGTTAAGAATGAGTCCTGATGCCCAGAAAGAAACAAGAGATATAGTTACTGACATACATAATGAGATGGAAAAATTATTTAATGTATCATGGAGAGCTTTATGTGGAACCTGATGTTAAAGAAAGATTTTGGTGATGTGGTTATCAAGCGTTTTAAAACTCGTAGAGAAGCTGAAGAGGAAATCAAAAACAGAGAGCGCCTCACTCAGCATCTGGGAGCCAGTAGTAACAAGGTTTATTCAATCAAGAGAGGGAATGAAAATGGACGTACTCATGGAAGTTTATAACTCACCTGACAGGTTACACCCTCAGCTATCTTTTAAAGCTGACTGGAGAAAGCTTGAGAGGGTGGACAAGATCGAGACACTTGTTTCAATAGAGAAGGAGATATCACACTACCGACAGGAACTATGCAAGGAACTACTTGACATGAGCAAAGGAAAGTGGTAGCATACAACCTCAATACAGACAGGATCTGACATGTCTCAAGCAGCAGTGAAGGGACCATGCCCCAAGTGTGGTTCCAGAGATAACAATGCGACCTATCCCGACGGCCATACATGGTGTTTTGGCTGCAAAACTTTTACATCTGGTGGAGATGAAATGGAAACACAGACAAAGGTTCTTCCAATGAAGAAGATAAACAGTAGTGACTATGTGTGGTCTGACATACCAGACAGGAAGATAACACTTGATACCTGTAAAAGATATGGTGTCATGGTAGCCAAACAGAATCAGACCATAACTGAACACAAGTATCCTTACTATGATAAGGATGGAAACAATCTTGCCAACAAGTATCGCAAGACACAGAACAAGGACTTCTGGTCTGAAGGTACTCTTGGTGAGTGTGGTCTGTTTGGTCAGCACATGTTCAATCAGCCCGGAAAGTACATCACAGTTTGTGAGGGTGAGATAGATGCCATGAGTGCCTTCCAGCTTCTTGGTTCAAAGTATGCCTCGGTATCCATCAAGAATGGTGCAGCAGGTGCGCTGAAGAACTGCAAGCAATCACTTATCTATCTGAATAAGTTTGACAATATAGTATTATGTTTTGACAATGATGCAGCAGGCAGGACAGCAGCTACGGAAGTAGCTCGACTGTTCGAACCAAATAAATGCAAGGTAATAACTCTTGAACACAAGGATGCCAATGAGTATCTCAAGATGGGACAACGTGAGAAGTTTACTCAAGCCTGGTGGAATGCAAAAACGTACACACCAGCCGGTATAATAAATCTTGCTGACCTTGGGGAAAGTCTCTATGAAGAGACGTACTCAGAAACATGCCTGTATCCGTGGTCAAAGCTTAATGAGAAGACCTATGGCATGAGGACAGGTGAGCTTGTCTGCTTCACCAGTGGTGCGGGTATGGGCAAGTCATCTGCCATGCGAGAACTGATGCACCACATTCTACGTACCACCAAGGATAACATAGGTGTCCTTGCAATGGAGGAGAACGTAAAGAATACCGCCTTCAATATCATGTCAGTCGAAGCAGACGCCAGACTATACATCAGGGAGATACGCAAGCAGTTTACTCATGATCAGCTAAGAGACTGGCAGAACAAGACAGTAGACAGCGGCAGGTTCTTTGCCTTTGATCACTTTGGATCAATCAACAACGATGAGATCCTTGATCGTGTCAGGTACATGGCAAAGGCTCTTGACTGCAAGTGGGTAATCCTTGACCATCTCAGTATTCTTGTTAGTGGACAGGAGGACAACGGTGATGAGCGTAAGTCCATTGACATTCTAATGACCAAGCTTCGATCACTGGTGGAAGAAACAGGCATAGGTCTTATGCTTGTGTCTCACCTACGAAGACCATCAGGTGACAGAGGGCATGAGGATGGCAAGGAAGTATCTCTCTCACATCTCCGGGGATCAGCCAGTATAGCACATCTCTCTGATAGTGTCATAGCCCTTGAAAGAAATCAACAGGCAGACGATGACATAGAAGCTAACACAACTACAGTGAGGATATTAAAGAACAGATACACAGGAGATACAGGTATAGCAACACACCTTTACTACAATAAAGACACTGGAAGAATGACAGAAATTGATAACCCCTTTCTGGAGGATGAATGATGGCATGGAAATATCGCCCAGAACAGGATGAAGAATATGTTGCAGATTATTTAAAAGATAAAGGACTTTCCTTTACTTTTGATGAGCGACTACCTGCTTTTTATATAAATCATCCTGATCCTGAGAAACATTATATAGCTTATCAATATTATTACACCACAGGTAGGTGGGGAGTTATGTATAATAAACGAAATAAAAATAGAAAACATTATCGTTGTAAAAATATAGAAACATTAGTAGATAAATATATTTTAAATGAGAATCAAGAAGAAGGAAAACGCACATGAGTAAGAAAAAATTTTGGCAGTCAACTTACAGAAGGATTTGGCTCCCATATTTATTAAGAGAGGTTACTAATGTTCCTAAATGGCTCCCTTGTTTTCCCTCAATAAACGCCAAACATATCTTTGTTATTTTAAACAGAAATTATAGACCAATCTCTCATGTTGAAACAGTAGGGTGGCAAACCAGTGGTGCAGAAATGAAAAGACCCGCAAATGAATTGGTTGGTTCAGTAGTATCCTTTGTAAGAAACCCTAAAGATTTTAAAAATGTTTGGGATGGCTATCCATATTTATATGATGACGGCACCGGACACAAGAACAAATCAGTTGAGGATTATTTAGAAAGATTAACTAAACTATTTACCCACAGTCATGAGTTTTTAACTCTCGAACAAATAGAATGTTTAAAGTGTCCAGACCATGACTGTAGATATGTGACATGTGATGCTTGGCGTAACCGTGACATCGTGCCAGAACTTTGCAAAGATTATGGACACACATCTCAGATGATAGGATATAAAGATTAACCCAAGGAGAATGATAATGAATAGTCCCGGAATAAAGAAAAGTTTTGACAAGGCACTCTACGATGTAGCAGATGCCAAGGCCAAGGAGTGTATGATTGGCTGGCTCAAAGAAAAAGATCATGCCAATATAAGCAGTGATGAAACAACTTTCTTTGATATAATATCTTTTGTTGACCATGGTCTTCCCAGACATCTCTACGAAGTGGAAATAAAATATTCATGGAGGGGTGATTGGCCTGACAGTTGGGATGAAATAAGAATACCCTATCGAAAATTGAGACTGCTTAACAAGTGGAAAGATGATTGCCCGGAAGACCTTCTGACTTTCGTTGTATTCAATCATGATTGCACAAGGGCATGGCACATAGATGGCAACACACTTCTTGATTCAGAAGTAAAGGAAGCCTCCAATCGAAACATAAGAAAAGGTGAAAAGTTTTTCCATATAAATGTAAGTGATGCTTACGAAGTGGATATGACATATGAAAGCCGTAGTTGATATAGAGACTGACGCACTCAACGCAACAAAGATACACTGTATAGTAGCACAGAATTATTATACAGGTCAGACATGGCAGTGGGTTGGGGATGGATGTAAAAGATTTCCTGATTGGGCAAAAGGAGTAGACGAATTCATAATGCACAACGGGTTAAGCTTTGACGCACCTGTTCTCAACCGACTTCTCAATACCAGAATAAGACGTGAACAGGTAAGGGATACTCTTATTGAATCACAACTGTACAACCCTGTTCGTGATGGTGGTCACTCTCTTGAATCGTGGGGCAAGAGACTAAGCTTCAGCAAAGGAGACTTCAATGAGTTCAAGGAGTATAGTCAGGACATGCTTCTCTATTGTCTGCGTGATACGCAACTTACAAGGAGGCTTGCTGTTCAGCTTGAGACAGAAGGTAAAAACTTTTCATCGAAAGCTTATGAACTGGAAAGAAACATCAGGGTAATTGTTGATAAACAACAGGAGAATGGTTTTGCTTTTGACCTGATGAAGGGACAACTCCTTCTTGCAAAGCTGGAAGACGAACAGCACAGGCTGGAGGAGTGGGCTGACCAGACGTTTCCTCCCGTCAAACTACAGATGAAAACAAAAGTCAAGGAGATCCCATTCAATATATCAAGCCGC